CCGGGTGAGGGGATCCCGCACCGACTACGCCTGTGCCGAATTCAACGAACACGGCATAAGCAGAACCGGCACGAATGATGCCCACGCCGGTGGCGGGGCTGAAATACCCGACCATGCTGGCGGACAGTGCACCGGTGTAATCAACACCCAACTGCGCCAGCTGAACACGGGCGACCTCAACACCGTAATCGGTAAGCTCAGCCACAAGAGATTTCGTCTTCTCGATGACCTCCTGCTTGTATGCCCGAACTTCCCGAATGGCCCTGTTGATATCCTGGGTGTTCAACCCCATGCGAATCACTCGTTTACCCACGGACAACCACCTTTCTCACTGCAATCGCCGTACTGTTGATGCTGGGTGCCACCTTCGTCACCACATAATCATGAGGCGTGTCAGTGGAACCGTCTTCCTTCAACACAGGCTTGGTGTCAATCCAGAGAATCGCGTATTCATCGATGGGGCATCCGGGATTATCCAGAACAATCACCCGATCATAGGCCACATCCTCACCGAACTGCCGGGTGACGGTTTCACCGCGAGCAGATGAGATATTGCCTTTCATCGCAACGGGCTTGCTGAATACAATCTCGTACTCACCCGTTTTGTGACCGTCGGCATCCACCATGAGGATTTTCTTCTCATACAGAGCGTAGAAGAATTTCTTCTTGTTTCGTTCGAGACACCGCATCAGATACACCCCGCAATGGACAGAACGTTGCTGCGAATGTACGCAATCATGTCTGCGTGTTTGAACTGGCGGGAGATACCGTTTTCCGTGTGGAGGAGCTGGTTTTCAGCACCGCTCTGGGAGTATCCCGCAACCACTGCAAAAATCTGCGTCATCTCATACTCGGCGGGAACAGAGGTTACCTTCTGGCTACTCAGCGAGTATCTCCAGCTGAGAATTTCCTTTTCGGCAGCAGTGAGATAGACCTTGATTCGAAGATCCTCAGATGTGTCCTGCGCAGAAATCCCTAGCAGTCCCTTGATCATTTCAATCTTTTCCATCATAGTCATCTCAATCCCTCCTTTACCGTTTCTTCCGAGAGGAAGATTTGTTACCGGAAGAGGGCTTTGCGGCCCTCTTCGCGGTGTTGTCTTTCGACTTGGGTGCACCGTTTTCGTCACCGACATCCGTCACGATGGGAGTATTCGGTGCGTAATACTTCCCGCCAAATTTGACGGAGTGGGGATATGTCCGGTGGGTCATCAGTAAGCCTTGATGACGTAGGTTTCAGCCATACGCTCGAAGGAGGGCAGGACGATCTCGGACACGGTGGTCTTGGTATTCACGGGGTCGGAGGTCACAGTGACGGTGACGGCGACACCGTTGGAAACCACGGAAACGTCAGCCTGAGCATTGCCCAGCAGGGTGCGCTCTTCGGGAGTAACACCGCGCCAGGTATTACCCAGGGCACCTTCGGGCAGCAGGGTGCAGAAACCATCCAGATAGAACTTGTGGGCAATACCCTCTTCGTCCAGATACTGCTTGGTGTAAACAACCAGAGTCACACCCAGCTCGGTCTTGAACAGCTCCTTGACACGGGCATCGTTCATCAGGACATTGGCGGTTGCGTTCTGGGCCAGGACGGCAGAACGAACCTTGGCGTTGGCCTTGATGTGGTTGAAAGTAGTGCGGCTCACCAGAGCGATGGAAGGACGAACACCGGTTTCCGCCTCGACAGCATCCAGACCGTGGGTGATGTCAGCAATGGGGTTGGAGTTCTCGTGGTCAGACCACTTGTCCTCATCGGTAGCCAGCTCCAGGAAGTTCTTCTCCTGGTAGGAGCCGTCGGCATCGTAGTTGTAGGCGTACTGAACGCCGTTGGCAGCAATGTGAATCTTGGGGGAGCCGTCTTCGGGGCACAGCAGCTGCATACGCATACGCTCTGCCACAACCTCGGCACCAGCCAGCAGGGTGTCGGTGTCATCGAAGATACGGGAGATCACATCAGCGGCATAAGGATCGTTGGCATCCTGAACACGCATGATCTCCTGCTCGTCAGCCTTCTTTGCCGGCAAGGACTGCCGGATGTAGGGCAACTCGGTTTCGGTGTACTTCAAGGCCACGTGGGAACGCAGGGTGGACTTAGCGTCGAAATTGGAGGGAGCCAGGGAAACAGGCAGACCCTTGTGACCCTTGATCCACTTCAGATCCAGGCCCATCTTCTTCTTTTCGGGGAAGAAGCCAAGACCCAGGTAGGGAATACGGTTGGAAGCGGTTTCAGTCCAGTGGGAAGCAACCGCCTTTGCACTAAAAATTTCAGTGATACGCATAGGTTATACCTCCTTACAGAATTAGCAGAACACAACGTTCTTCATTGCGGACTTAGCAGTCTCAGCAATGGTCACACCGGAATGTGCCTTAGCACGGGCGGTGTGGATATAGCCACCGATGACCACGGTGCCCTGAGGACGCTCCTCGTGAACATCCGCCAGCAGAACGCCGATTGCGGTAGCATCGTTTGCCTTGGTGCCGTTAGCAGCAATGGGAGTACCAGCCTTGCAAACACCATCAGTGAAAGCAGCGGAATCCAGGGTCAGAGCACGACCGGTGTACTCGCTGTTGAACAGAATCTCAACGGAGTTTTCAACTGCTCGCTGAGAAAAGGACATATTAGCCAGAGCCATTTTCTTTTCCTCCTATTAAATGTATTTGGACAGGATATCGTTGGCAGTCTTAGCAGACTCAGTAGACTTCTTCGCAATCTCCTGAGCCAGCTTTTCGCCAGCAGTTTTCTCGCCACCAGGTTCACCGGCGGGAGGTGCGGGAGTTTCATCGAGAATCTTCTTTCTCAGTTCCTTCTCCACGTTGGTGCTATGCTCACGCATGACGGCGAACAGTTCGTCCATCTTGCCATCGACCATAGCTTCGGCAGCTTTCTGAGCCAGGGCTTCGGAATAACCCATAGCCAGATAGGTAGCCTTATGAGAATTCAGAGCCTTTTCCCGGCGAAGGGTTTCCAGCTCAGTTTTCGTTGCTTCTTCCGCAGCAAGCCGTTCGGCTTCCTTGCGTTCATCCTCGGTCTGCTTTTCCCGAAGCTGCTTCTTGACACCAGCCAGCTCGCTGGAAACCTTGTCAAACTGCGCCTTGGGAATACCGGCTTCGGGCATATTGAAGTTTGTCAGCAATGCGATCTTCTCTGCATCGCTCATATCTTCCTTGTAGCCCTCCACTTTCGTCCAATCGAAAGCCATGATAGATACCTCCTTGCGTTTGGTCAGAGCGGTTCTCTCCGCTACTCTTTTTGCGAAATTTATATCCCGCTGTCTCTAGCGGCTTGCGTTTTATTTACTTCGCTTCTCTGCGAATATTTCAAATGGCAAATTGCCATCTAAATCCATATGCGGTGTGTCGTTTATTTCGGCAACACTGCGAAATTGACCACACACTGTAGCCCAAATGCTTGTTGATCTCAGTTGCATTTGCCCATTCTCGAATCGGTTCGCCGTTCAAGCTAAGCTGTACGATACGCAAGTGTTTTTGCTTGGTATAAGCACGTTTGCTCCTCGTCTCTTTGGGCTTAAACCGTTCCGGGTGTAAATCTCTCGAATAACGATTATTGTATTCGTAAGTACACCATTCCAAATTCTCAACCTGATTATTGCGCTTATCTTCGTCTTTGTGATTGACGCAGGGGAGATTGAGAGGATTGGGTAAAAACGCTTCTGCGACCAGCCTGTGGACAGTCACCATTTTCGATCTGCACTCTCCACCCCGCAATTCGACTTGGTAATACCCTGCGGGATGCTTCTTTAGATAAAGATTACGAGTGTAACCTTCACCATGCCAGTTCAGACTTCGGACGTTGCCTAGGTTACTCACCTGATACAACCCTTCATATCCGCTGACATTACGCCATATTTCATTCATCTCTATCGCCTTTCGTAGAGAGCCTTAAGTTTATTTCGAGGAAAAGCGGTAAGGCTTACCGCTTTTTCGTGTTGCAATCACTATTCCTCGAAATTGTCATTTATCGGAAACTCCTTCATCGGAAGGATTCTCCGTTTTGACCGTAACGGGTTCCTTGTATGTCCACTTCTTCAGATACTCGGCAGACTGCTGTGCAACATCCATG